AGGTCGTGGCATTGATACTAAGCGAGTAGCAATTTTTCCTGTCTCGACAGTTGAAGAATTTCGTAATCAAATGGTTACCATTGCAAACAAGTATCTTGAACAAGATGAAAGCAAACGAAAGCCTATGATGGTAGTCCTTGATTCTATTGGTAATCTTTCTACAACCAAAGAAATGAATGATACTGCAGAAGGTAAAGAAACAAAAGATATGACTCGGGCACAAATGGTTAAGAGTACATTCCGTGTACTCACTATTAAATTGGGTGAAGCAGGTATTCCCCTTATTGTAACTAATCATACTTACGATTCTATGAGCATGTTTCCTACAAAAGAAATGTCGGGAGGAAGCGGATTAAAGTATGCTGCTTCTACTATTGTATATCTTTCAAAACGAAAAGACAAGGATTCTGATGGAGAAGTTGTTGGTAATATTATTCATTGCAAACTCCACAAGGGTCGCTTTACCAAAGAGAATAAAATGGTGGATGTTAAACTCAACTACGATAGTGGTCTAAGTAAATACTATGGACTAGTTGACATTGCCGTAAAATATGATATATTTAAGAAAGTATCTACCAGAATTGAACTTCCTGATGGTGAAAAGGTTTTTGAAAAGACCATCAATGAAAATCCTGAAAAGTATTTCACAAAGGAAGTAATGGAAAAACTCGAAGTAGCGGTTGCTAAAGAGTTCAAGTATGGTTCAGATTCAAGCGAAGCGAAAGCAAAAGAATGAATTCAAGAATTGAAAGAGTTATATTAGAAAATCTATTATCAAATGAAATTTACACACGAAAAGTTATTCCTTTTTTAAAAGAGGAATATTTTCAAATAAAAGAAGAAAGAATTCTTTATAAACTTATATCTGAATTTATATTAAAATATAATAAACTTCCAACTAAAGATATTGTGTGTGTAGATTTAACTAATGATAAATCTGTTTCTCAAATGGAACATGATAACATAGTTGATATGGTGGAAGAATTAAATGCGACAAACAAACAAGATGAAGAATGGCTATTAAATGAAACAGAGAAATTCTGCAAGGATAAGTCAATTTATAATGCTATTCTTGAGTCTATTCATATCATTGACGGAAAATCTAGTAGTAAAACAAAAGAAGCACTCCCTTCTATCCTCTCTGATGCCCTTGCTGTATGTTTTGATACAAATATTGGTCACGATTATATTAAAGATGCAGAAAAACGATATGAATTTTATCACACATTAGAAAAGAAAATTCCATTTGATTTAGAATTCTTTAATGATATTACAAAGGGTGGAGTGCCATCCAAGACTTTAAATATTGTTATGGCGGGAACAGGTGTTGGTAAATCATTATTCCTATGCCATCAAGCAGCAAACTGCCTATTGCAAAATAAGAATGTTCTATATATTACATGTGAAATGGCAGAAGAGCGAATTGCCGAACGCATAGATGCAAATCTAATGGATATTACTATGGATGAATTAAAAGATCTTCCTAAAGCAATGTATGCTAAACAGTTATTCAATAGTACAAAAGGTGTTACAGGAAAACTTATTATTAAAGAATATCCTACTGCAACTGCTCATGTCAATCATTTTAGACATTTAGTTTCTGAATTGAAATTGAAGAAGAAGTTTATTCCTGATATAGTTTTTGTTGATTACTTAAACATTTGTGCAAGTTCCCGAATGAAACAAGGTGGTTCGGTTAATTCTTACACTTATATTAAATCTATTGCTGAAGAACTTAGAGGTCTTGCAGTAGAACTTGGTGTTCCTGTTTTTAGTGCAACACAAGTAAATCGTAATGGATTCAATAATACAGATTTTGGTTTAGAAAATACATCAGAATCTTTCGGTCTTCCTGCTACTGCGGATTTCATGTTTGCTTTAATTACAACTGAGGAACTTGATAAGAGAAATCAAGTCATGGTTAAACAGTTGAAAAACCGTTACAATGATGTTGCAACAAATAGGAAGTTTGTTGTAGGTATTAATAGAGCAAAAATGAAACTATACAATCTTGAAGCGTCCGAGCAAGATGGTTTAGTTGGAACTGGTGAAGAACAAGATATTGGGTTTGACTCGGTTAAAAAGTTTAGTGGAAAATTTAAGAAGAAACATGATTGGATCAAAGGAGAATAGTATGTCTAGGTTTCGTGATGATAGAAGTTATCGTAGTCCTGCCCCTTACGCACAAATGAAGCAGGTTCCTCCTGTAATGGAAGGAGATACTCGTAGTATCGAACAAAGAATTAAGGATCTTCCGAATATTCGTGAAGAAGAATATCCTGATTGGGAAAGTTGGGGAAGTTATTGTTTTGGTAAATAATAATGTCATTAATCGTTGACAAAAAATTTATAAATCTTATTTCTCCCATGTTAAAGAAATTTTCATGGAAGAAAGCAGATCTTGCAACTTGCCGATGTCCTATTTGTGGTGATTCTAAAACAAATAAAAATAAGACAAGAGGTTTCTTTTATACAAAAAACAATGATATGTTTTATCGTTGTCATAATTGTAATGCAAGCACAACTCTTTATAAATTCATAGAAACTGTATCTCCTGCTATCTGCAAAGAGTATTCTCTTGAACGATGGAAGAATGGTGAAACAGGAAAGTCTAATTATAAAAAGCCAGAATTTAAATTTGAGCCAACAGTTTTTAATATCAAGTCAAATGTTCTTGATACATTATTAAAAGTTTCAGATCTAGAAGATTTGCATCCTTGTAAGGTATTTGTCAACAAACGAAAAATACCAAATGATGTTCAAAGTCTTTTATACTATGCAGAAGATTTTGGCAAGTTTGCAAATCTTCTAGATTCGGAAGCTAATTTAATTAAAGAAGGAAGATTGGTTATACCGATCCTCGATACAAAAGGTAGGGTAGTTGCTGCTCAAGGTAGAGCATTAACCAATAGCAAAAATACTATAAGATATATTACAATTAAAGCAGATAAGAGTATTGAACGATTATGGTATGGTTTTTGTAGAATAACAAAAGATGACAATGTAACGGTTGTTGAAGGCCCTATTGATTCTTTATTTTTAGATAATTGCGTTGCAATGGTAGGATTAAATGACGGGTCACAAATTCCTCATTATCTTGAAAACAAAAAATTAATATTTGCAGTAGATAATGAACCAAGAAATCGTGAAGTAATTATACAAATTCAAAAATTGATAGATAATGAAAGAACAGTATGTATTTGGCCCAATAACATAAAAGAAAAAGATATAAACGAAATGATATTATCTGGTATAACTAAAAAGGATATACAAGAAATAATTACAAATAATTCATTTTCTGGCATGGAAGCAAAACTTAAATTACAACAATGGAAGAAGGTCTGAATGGAAGAAGATAATGAAGAACATATAAATTTTGATGGAGATAATCCAATTTTTGCATATTGTTTTGCTATCATGGAATATCTTAAAGGTATAGACGCAGATCTCTACGAAAAAGCTTGTGAGTATGCTGAAGACCTAACCGGTATAAGAATAACAGATTTTGATCTATATGAGATTGATAATGATAAATTAGATACCACACCATCAGAAGATATAGATGAAAACGAAGATGAAGATGAAGAAACCTTTGACGATTAAATAGGAGTATATAATGAAATTACAGATACTTGATTTGGGTCATGTTGAATATGTTGATCATATGGGTAATGATATTACTGTTGTAAATGCAGCAAGAGTTTCTTTTAATCAAGAAAGTGAATGGGATGTAGACGAAGAAGCAAAACAAAGATTAATTGCTACTGGATCATCATACCATGAAAGTGATCTTCATGTTGTATCTGAAAAAGATAAAAAATTAATTAATTATCTTGCTAAACATCAACACTGGACACCATTTTCTCATCCGCAAATTACTCTACGAATTAAAGCCCCTATATTTGTTCGTACACAACTGTTTAAACATAAAGTTGGATTTACGGAAAATGAAATCTCCCGTCGATACGTAAAATCTAAACCAGAGTTTTATGTACCAAAATGGAGATATGCACCAACAGGTAACGCAAAACAAGGAAGTGGTGACTTTATAGAAAGTACAGAACATCTTGAAATTCTTTATACCCTAACTGCTCTTGATGCAGTGAATGCCTATAATAAATTATTAGAACAAGGTGTTGCACCTGAACAGGCTAGAGCAATTCTTCCACAAGGAACTTATACTGAATGGTGGTGGACAGGATCACTCTCAGCGTTTGCTAGAGTATATAAACAACGAATAGATTCTCATGCTCAATGGGAAGTACAGCAATATGCTGAGGCTTTTGGAAAGATTATTGAACCACTATTTCCTGCTTGTTGGAAGTGTTTAGTAGGATAAATACGTATATGCTGAATTTTAATGAATTGAATAAAAAGAAAGATATATCTGTTTTTACAAAAGCAGATCTTTCTGTAGGAAATCAAATAAAATTGGTTGTTCCGTTTTCAACATATAAAATTGGCTCTGTATTTACTGTTATTGCTGATTCTTTAACTGAAAATGTTATAAAATTTTCAGGAATAGGTGAAACCTTTTTCAAAGATTCTACGGGGCTTATTGTACAGATAAATGGTAATAAATCAATATTATCTTCAATGTTCGAGAATATTGTGCAACCAATATTAAAAACTGAACCTAAACCTATTCCTATTCCTGTAATTACTCCAAAGAACGGTGAAAATGGAGTTCGAGGTGACAAGGGTGATCGGGGTGATACTGGATTTTCAGGATTACAAGGTATTCAGGGATTGCATGGAGATCGTGGAGACCGTGGAGAAAAGGGTGATCGAGGAGATACTGGTGAAAGAGGAGAAACAGGTCATACAGGATTGACTGGTGACACGGGTTTACAGGGTGTAGATGGTGCAAAGGGTGATAAGGGTGATCGAGGAGATACAGGTGAACAAGGTATCAAGGGTGACCGAGGAGATACAGGTGATCAGGGTATCAAAGGTGACAAAGGAGATAAAGGTGAACAAGGATTACAAGGAATACAAGGTTTATCGGGAAAAGATGGATCGGATGGTTCACAGGGTATACCAGGATTATTGGGAGAAAAAGGGAAACAAGGGATACAAGGCTTACAAGGCGTTTCTGGTAAAGATGGCAAAGATGGTAAACAGGGTGAACAAGGAATATCAGGTGTAAACGGTAAAGATGGAAAAGATGGTGAGCAAGGTAAAACAGGAGACTCAGGAATTCTTGAAGTTTCCTATCCATTAAAATTAGATAATAAAAGTTTAAGTATTGAACAACAATTTTTTGCAGATATTGCAGAAAATTCTTCTAAAGGAGCATCTGCTCAAGGTGGTGGTGGAAGTAATGTTGCAATTTATAAAGACGGCGAACGATATATTAATGTTGTAAAGTCTATAAATTTTACTGGCGATGGAGTTACTGTTACAAAAAATGGAAACAAACTTACAGTAAATATTAATTCTAGTACATCATCACCCAATGAATCATCACCCAATGATCCTGCAGATTTAGATGGTGGAACTTTCTAACTAGATACTTGACAACTGATTTAAAAACGATACAATTACATTATAGGAGATTATTATGCAACTACCAACACCGTATCAACAATTTATTCATCTTTCACGCTACAGCCGTTGGCTTGAAAATGAAAATCGTAGAGAAACTTGGGAAGAAACTGTAAATCGTTATTTTAAATTCTTTGATAGACATTTAAAAGAAAATACAAAGTGTAAACTTGATAAAGAAATCAGAGAAGAACTTCGACAGGCAATTTTAAATCTTGAGATCATGCCTTCAATGCGAGCATTAATGACAGCAGGTGAAGCACTTGAACGAGATAATACAGCAGGATATAATTGTTCTTATGTTGCAGTTAATCGTGTTCGTTCTTTTGATGAAATTCTTTATATTCTGATGTGTGGAACAGGTGTTGGTTTTAGTGTTGAACGACAATACACAGATAAACTTCCCACTATTGCTGAACAATTTACCGAAAGCGATACTACGGTAGTTGTTCAAGACTCTAAAGCAGGTTGGGCAAAGGCATTCAAAGAAGTAATTTCTCTATTAATTGGTGGACAGATTCCTAAGTGGGATATGAGTAAGATTCGTCCTTATGGTGCAAGGTTAAAAGTATTTGGTGGTCGTGCAAGTGGCCCAAGACCGTTGGAAGATTTGTTTAAGTTTACAACAGAAACTTTTAAGAACGCCGCAGGTAGAAAACTATCGTCAATTGAATGTCATGACATTGTCTGTAAAGTAGCAGAAGTGGTTGTGGTTGGTGGTGTTCGTCGTTCTGCTCTTATTTCATTATCCAATCTTACCGATGAAAAAATGCGTGATGCAAAAACGGGTGCTTGGTGGGAAGCCAATCCACAACGAGCATTGGCAAATAATTCTGTTTGTTATAATGAGCGTCCTGATATTGGAACATTCATGGAGGAATGGGTTTCTCTGTATAAATCAAAGAGTGGTGAGCGCGGCATCTTTAATCGTGCTGCTGCTCAAAAACAAACCGCAAAATTAGGTGATCGTCGTGATGCCACATATCAGTTTGGTACTAATCCGTGCAGTGAAATTATTCTTCGTGATCGTCAGTTCTGCAATCTTACAGAAGTTATTGTGAGAGCAGATGACACATATGAATCGTTAATGCAAAAAGTTAAACTAGCCACAATCCTAGGAACTTTTCAAGCATCATTAACATATTTTCCATACCTGTCAAGCGATTTTACAAAAAATTGTGAAGAAGAGGCTTTGCTTGGAGTGTCTCTTACAGGCATCATGGATAATAATATAATGTGTAGCAAAGACGGCTTGGATGTTGTATTACAAGAACTTAAAAGAATGAGTGTAACTACAAATACGGAATGGTCAAAGAAGTTGGGTATTAATCCTGCAGCCGCTGTTACTTGTATAAAGCCATCAGGTACAGTTTCACAACTTGTGGATGCCGCTAGTGGTATTCATGCTCGACACAGCGAATATTATATTCGTACAGTTCGTGCAGATCGCAAAGATCCTCTCTGTCAAATGATGTTGGAAAAAGGATTTCCTGCAGAACCGGATGTAACAAAACCTGATCATGTTATGGTATTTTCTTTTCCAATGAAAGCACCTGGATCAGTAACTAGAGATACCATGACGGCTATTGAACAATTAGAACAATGGTTGACATATCAAAGAAATTGGTGTGAACACAAGCCGTCTATTACAGTTACAGTACGAGAAGAAGAATGGATGGAGGTGGGTGCTTGGGTATACAAGCATTTTGATGAGGTTAGTGGTATTAGTTTCTTACCACACTCAAACCATTCGTATCGTCAAGCACCGTACCAAGACTGTTCAAAAGAAGAATATGAAGCATTTTTGCTTAAAATGCCAAAGGATGTTAATTGGAGTGATCTTAAAAATTATGAAAAAGTTGATTCCACAACAGGGACTCAAACTCTTGCTTGCTCAGGAAATTCATGCGAACTGGTTGATCTAACAAATTAAGGAAATCTAATATGTTTAAATATATTGCTGCTATTATTGTAACTTTGTTTATTACTTGTAATGCAAATTCTCAGGTATTTGTGGGAGTTGGTGGTTATCGTGGGGGTGTAGCCGTTGGTGTGGGTGGTTATGGTGGGTATTATGGTGGCTATGGGGGGTATTATAATCAATATCCTGTATATTACCCTCAACCAGTCTATTATCAGCCAATGTATTACCCACAACCTGTGTATTATCCTCCTGTACAAACAGTAGTTTACCAACAACCCATTCAAGTTACAGTTCCTGTGCAGGAACGCACCCAGAGAGATCCTGGTGCGTGTAATAGCAGTCAAAAATGTGGTTGTAGTTGTAAATAATCAATAAATTTAATATTTGTACATAAAATACCAACTTCGGTTGGTTTTTTTATATAAATATATGTAGAATGTTTAGACTCCCATTAGTACTGGGTCTATGCCTCGCAATAACATCTTGCAAAGTTGCACCCGCAACACAGCAAGTTCAAGAAAAAACCCCACCCTCTATACTGGACATACTAAGCCCACCTGAAAAACAGGAATTCGCTGGATTCACTGTTATCCATGAAGGTGATGAAGATCCCTATAGTTGCGTGGGTGAGTTATATGTTGGTGAAAAATTTATAGGAAGTGGTACTCTTATAGCACCAAATGCAGTTCTTACTGCTGGTCATTGTGCCGTAGATGATAAAGTAACAGGATTTAAAATCTGTGGAGCAGAGTATCATGTTATAAAAACTATAATGCATCCAAAATATATTATTAAAGATGAGATTGTTTATGATATTGCTATACTTATATTACAATCTGAACCAAGTGTTAAACCTGCAAAAATGTCAAAAGATATAAAAGACCTGACAAGATTAGAGAGTCTTGTTACTGTTGGTTTTAGTCATGACGCTAAAAAATTTAGCAATTATAGAACATTTTTCTATTATGGAACTCTAATAGAAGATCCCCTATACATGAAATTCTTGCCTCTCAAGGGCGCATTTATTTGGTTTGGAGATTCGGGTGGAGCAGTATTTGAAGATAAAGGAAAACTTGCTGGAGTTATTAGTAGTTTTTCTATATGCGAAGACGGAGTATTTGAGTGCTCTGCACTACGAGTAGATCTACAGCAAAACTGGATTGAACAGGTGTTGGATGAAAATCAATAATGTAAATCGTATAATACTGTCTGCGTGTGGATTTCTTATAGGAATTCTGCTTGCACGATCATTTGGATTTTAATAAATACATGTATGATTATAGCAGGAATAGATTATTCTTTATGTGGTCCATCCATATGCATTTTTGATGGTGATGTATTTTCATTTAATAAATGTTCGTTTTATTATTTAACAGATACTAAAAAATACACCAATACTTTTCTAACAAATATTTTTGGGGAAAGATTTTTAGATTGGAATACCGAACAAGAACGATATGCAACAATAGCAGATTGGGCATTAGAAGTTCTTATGGGATGTGAAAATATAGCAATAGAAGGTTATGCGTATTCCGCAAGCGGCAGAGTGTTTCAAATAGCAGAAAATACTGGTCTATTGAAGTATAAAATATACCAATTAGGAATGCCTCTAACAGTAATTCCACCTACAGAAATTAAAAAATATGCAACAGGTAAAGGAAATGCAGACAAAAAGATGATGTATGATTCTTTTACTTTAGAAACAGGCTGTTCTTTAAAGGACGCAATGTCGTTTGATAAAAAGGAAATAACAAGTCCTGTATCAGATATTGTAGATTCTTACTTTATATGTAAGAAAATGTATGATATTATCAAATATCCCGTTTCTTAGATCGTTTAGGAGAACGCCTAGCAATTTCGCCTAAAGGACGATCAAAGGAATCTATACCAGTACCAGTAGTTGATGGGAGAGAAAAGGCTGTGCCTAATCCTGTTCCCATAACTCCTTGAGATTCTTCAACTTGCTGTTTTAGTTGAGGTAATTCTCTAGTAAGAGCCAGACTTTTTAACCTACCATAAACTATTGGATCAGTTGTCACAATATCAATAAGAGTTCTTAACAATTTAATTAATTGCATACGAACCTGTTGATTGGCAATTCTATTTTTTGCATTCTTAATATTAAACATTAACCGTCTTGCTTCCACCGAATTCATACCAGCAAGTGTTAAAAGAATGAAAATTTAAGAGGATTTTGTAGCGAAGAAGTAATATACTCCTTGGCTCTATCTCTTTCATCTCTATTGCTAATATCTAAAGGTTTCATATTTGTCTAAGTTTATTTATAATTCTTCTATCCAAGGGTATATTAATAAGATCAACTTCTGGAATCTTTTCAGGTAAATTGTTCAAAAATACAATAAAAGTTTTTAAATAGGGGTGCAAATCATGTTCTATACGAGAAAATAGCAATCTGGTTGCACTTTCTAGATCAAGGATATTATAAAAAATAATAATATGATTCAATATAAGTCGTTCTCTTAGAACACCACTACTCTTGTATTTCTTAAAAAGTCGTTTAAGATACTTGATACGGTTCATATCTTCATTAAATTCTTCAATATTCTTGCAATTAGGATTTTTATATTCCTTCATAGCATACATCATGAAATTATCAGAGTTTAATATTTTAAAATCCATTTTATACTGTATCGTATGGTTTGAAATATTTATTATAATATTTTTCATTAAACTCTTCTTTATGGCTTACAAAAAATTCATAATATGGTTTATATGTTTCTGTCAGATCCATAAGTGTTAATTTTGATGTTGCAAAATCTTTTGATGCTTCTTTGTGGTTTTCAAAATTATTTGGTGCATTCATACTACCGCTCTGTTTATGACCAGATTTCATTTCTGGAGGATCACCCCAATTAAAACAATAAGCAGGAATGGAATTTGTATTATTCTCATCCAACTGTCCTATATTTTTTAATTTATCATACCATTTTAAATGTTCACTACCTGTAGTCATATGAAATCCATCTCTTACTTCATTTATATCAACTACAATACTAGCTTCCATAGCGTTTTGTTGTAGGAGTATTTCTTCTCTTCTTGCAAAAAACGATTTAATGGGTTTGAATGCTTTCTTTCCTGTTTCTTGAATATAATCTATACCTTGTCTGATATTCCACGGAAGAAAAATATCATCATCATCCCAACAGATATAATATGAACCAGTTGCATAATTTAAAGAATCTCTACGAATTGCTCCAATATTTGTATATTCTGCATGTGTTTGATGATCTATATTGTTGTTAATAATTTTAATATTTTTATTCTTTAGGGTATCGTCTAATTCTAATGGGTATTCTTCATCTGTATTATAAATTATCAATTCTTTTTCACCTTCATAATCTTGAGCAAGAAATGCTGCTATGGTTCTATGAAGAACTGTAAATCTTCTATAAGTACACATTACACATGAGACTTTTGGTAAAACTGAATTGCTTACATTTTTTACAAAATATTTTGAGTCACTTTTATTTAATAATTTTGTCTTTGCACGATCAAGTATAATTTCATTAGGTATTGCAACATAATCTACAGTTGCTATTTTTTCTAGTGTATAATTTAAAGATTTAAGTCTACTAAAAATGTCTTCTTCATTAAATTTGTAAATACTTAATTGATCTAATTCTACTTCTATAAAAATAATAGGTCTATTTTCTTGTATAGTAGCAATTGCACCATCCAACACTTTTGGTTCATATCCCTGTACATCTATCTTTATTATTCCTACATTTTTAAATTTATAAAAATCTAAAGGTTCAACTTTTACAAGATTTGATGCATGTACAGTATATGCATTTAGATGGGCATTACCTATATTAATAGTATTTTTAGAATAGTAATCTAGATTTTCCATTAACAGGATTGTAGATTCATCACTTAATGCTATATTATATGCGGTTATATTATCGTATCCGTTTAGTATAATATTACCAGCCAATTGATAGAATACAAGTTTTTGTGGTTCAAACGAGTAAACATGTCCGTTGGCTCCAACCAAATCTGCAAACTGTAAAGAATGTGATCCAAAGTTTGCTCCAATATCTATTATATTTTTTCCTTCAATATTGATATTGTTTCTAATATACTGAAATATATGTTCTTCATATACTCCTCCCTGTCTAGTCACATCTGTTACTCCACAATCATTCTTAAAAAGAATATATTCTTTATTATTAACGTTTACATATTCTGTTGGTAATTTTTTAATTTTTTGTTTCATAATATATTTTTCCTTGACATTAATTCCAATTGTTACTATTAGTTATATGCTTTTCCCAATCCCTTTTCATGTAAATATTTGCAGGTTCGTTTCCGTCGCTAAATCTTAAATCTGATAATAATTTTTGTTTTTGAACTATCAATAAATTTTTACTTACCATAATTCCAAATTGTGGTTCTATATGCACATAGATAATATCAATAACATCATTATGCCAAATATCAATAGAAAGAAGTTTATCATAATAAGTATGATTTACTGCATAAGCATGAGTAGTATAAGGTGCTCCTCTAAAACATTTTGCTATATTATTTGTTACTCTAGTACAGTCGGATATGGGTTGTCCTCCAAAATACATCATATCCCATTTAATAGTTTTTAATTCTTCAAAACACAGTTCCATTTGTGTTTTTGCCAATGTGGGATTATCAATCTGTATATCATCTTCAAAAATTAAAACATTTTCAAAATTTTGTTGTTTAGCAAGTTTAATAATACTCATATGAGACAATGAACAACCCATTTTGTTTTTTACATATGGTGTAGTAATTAATCTTTTGTTTCTTTCAATATCCGCACCATAATTAGCAGCCATGCAGTCAGCATCTGTGGGTGTAATTGCAGAAATTCTTATCGGATTTAATCCTATTTTTTGTATTTCATTTTCAAAAGAATTTCTTCTATCTACACGTGAATCTAAATTTATATAATAAGAATGTTCAAACATTTATTTTACATCACGAATTTGACCTTGCATCAATGCAGCCTTTGCACTCAGTTCTCCTGACTTATTTATATTATCTATACGTCGGAGTTGCTTGTTAATAAAACCAGGAGATTCAATACCAGCCTTTTTTCTTCTTATGGCTCTATTATAACCTTCCAACTTTAATTTAGGTTTTTTGTGTGGTTCTGTTTTTCTAGACACAACTGCAGACAAATACTTGGTAACAGGATTCAAGGATTTTGTTCCAACTTCTTTGATATATTGTAGGAATGATTTCATTTATTGTTATTCCTACCACGGTTTTTAGAACGAGACATAACCCTAAGATTACTTGTATTGTTTGATCCGCCACTGCTCAATGATCGTTTATGATCCACATCCTTGCCATCGCCAATGCTTGCTCTGCCAGCCTTGATCATCTTACGACGAGCCATAACCCGTTTAGAACGTTTCTTGATAGCCTCTGGAGTACCTTGATACTTTTTGTATTCCTTTGCATAAAATGCTCTGGTTTTTTCTCTTGCAGTTCGTTTTCTGGCTTCTGCTAGGATAGTTAAAATACTTTCTTTCAATTTTTTCTTCTTAGGTTTTTTCTCTGGTTCAGGAATTGGTCGTTTTAACGCTGCTCTTAGAGCCATACCTGTTTCTTTATCTGCACCTGAAGGTAGAGTTTTAGCAAACTCGGAATATGAACCCTTCTTAGCAAGTGCTCTTTGAACAGATCCCTTGTATTGCACACCACCTTTACCTGCAACTCTTTTCTTGGGTCCGCTCATTTCAAGATGAACACCTAATGTTTTAGCGTGAGCATGTAAACCTTTAGCAAATTCTTCTTGAGACTGATCTCCTGGATCTGGACCAGTAACCATTGTAATCTTCTTGTATCCTTTACTGTGCAAATGTTCTAGAGCATGATAAGGACTTAATACTTTGGGATGTGCTTGTATATTTGTATCAGGGAAAAAGTTCTTCATAAAATGAACTTTTTCATGAGGAGTCAGAGGATTCTTTTCTCTCATACTTCTAACTTTATGTGTTGGACCAGTATTTGAAGTGAACACAAAATGATCAGCACCATGTTTTGCTGCTAATTCTTTAACATGATTTACAATTGCTTCATGTCCTGCAGTTATACCTTGATTTCTACCAAAGGTAAATACTGCATGATCAGTGCGAAGTTTGGCATCTTCTAGAAGAAATTTAAAATCTAAAAACGATTTCATT